AGACGGCAACCCTGCTGACGATCACCCCTACGTCTGGCTGACCGAGTCGCCCGACCGCGTCACACCCTGGGCTGTCTGGCTGACGCGGTTCTTGCAGTCTGTTCTGGTATTCGATGCCGGTGCGTTCTACATCGAGCGCGATGGCGAGGAGCTCAAGGGACTGCACTTCCTGGACGGCAGCACGATCTTGCTGTTCGTCGATGAGCACGGTCGGACGCCAGAACCGCCCGCACCTGCTTATGGCCAGGTCATTAAGGGCATGCCGTTCTCGTGGTGGACGAGAGAGGCCGTCTGGTACAAGCCACGGTTCCGTCGCTACGATGCACCCTACGGTCGCACACCGATTGAGCAGGCCTGGCCGTGGATCCTGACAATCGCCAACATCACTGGGTTCGAGTTGGCGCATTACCGTGAGGGCAATCTGCCCGAAGGTGTGGTTGAGGCGCCAGAAGGCGCGAGCCTGGAGCAGATTGCGTACTACGAAGAGCAGTTCAACGCCCGCATGTCATCCGGCGCCGCTGAGCGTATGCGTGTGCGCTTCCTGCCACCCGGCTTCACTGGCATGCGCGTGCTCAAGAAAGCTGACTTTCCAGAGGCGCTGTACAAGCAAGCGTTGCAGAACGTCGCCCTGGCGTTCGGCTTGCCACAGACCGAGTTTGGCAATGTGCCTGGCCAAGGCTTGGGCGGTCGCGGGTTCATGGACGTCATGGACAAGACGTTCTACCGCATGGCGCTGGGACCGCTGAAGAGTTACGTCTGCAGCGCGTTCAACGATGTTCTGACCCAGTTCGGCGTCGAGGACGTCAAGTTCGACCTGCAGCTGCCGCAGGAGACGCTCGACCCGAAAGAGGCCCAGAATGCCGTCATCGCTGAGTTCAACGCCGGCCTCGTCAAGCTCAATGAAGCGCGCTCCACGCTGGGCTACGATCCTGTTGACGGTGGCGATGTTCTGCTGACTGTCCAGGGCGGGCAAGTAATCAACATCTCGCAGGCGCTGGCCCAGCCGGCGCCGCAACCAACCGAGACACCTCCCGCACCTCCTGCCACCGGTGAGTCGGGGACTGGTTCCAGTCCTCCTTTCCAGTCCCCGACGCCGGTTACCAAAGTTCTGGGCGTGGATCTAGAGGACGATCTGTACTATGGCAGCCCAGTCGAGCAAGCTGTTCCCGTACCGCTGCTGGGGCACCATCGTAACAATGTTGAGATTGTCACCATCAAGCCGGTCGGCCTGCCGGAGCGGCCGGCGTTGTGGAAGCCGTTGGATGGTGAACATCCGGGCCTGATCCGGCGCATCGGGGGTTGGCAGGGCTGCCGTGAGGAGGCTGCGTACCTGATCGACCGCATGTTGGGGCTGTACCTGGTTCCCGTCGCCTATCTCAGCGACCTGGGTGGTGAGCGCGGCGCCGTTCTGTACTACGTTCCCGGCAACGATCCGGCCAAGCCTGTCGCTGAGTACCAGGAACGTTGGCTTGAGAAGGCGGCGCTGCTCGACACGGTCATTTGTAATCTCGACAGGCACTCTGGCAACTGGCTGACTCACCCACAGGATCCTGGACGTCCAGTTCTCATAGATAACGGCCTGACCTTTCCGGCGACGGAGCATGCGCCATCCAGCCCGTTTGTTGCTGCCTGGGGCGACAGGCCGTTCAGCATGAGTCTCTTGGTCAAGCTAGAGGGGCTGGCCCAGGACCGGCGCTGGCAGCGCATCAGAGACCTGGTTGGCGACCAGGCGGCGGCGCTGACTGAGAAGCGCATCAAGCGCCTGGTTGGCCAGCTGGAGAAAGCGGCACCCAAGCGACCACGGTTGACGCCGGCGGAGTTGCTCCGTCAGCAGGCCGAAGAGCGGGCGGCGTACGAGGCGCGTATTGGCGGCGCGCTGGCCCAGGACGTGTTTGCCGCCTACCACAACGAGATCGTCGAGGACATTATGGCCGGCCGCGAACCCGACTGGGCGGCGTATGAGGCGGCGCTCAAGGCCACGCTCGAACCGGAACTGGCCGCTGTCATGGCCGAACAGCTGGAGGCGATCGGTCACTCCGTTGGCATCGACTGGGATCATGCCGTTGTGAATGAGCGTGCCATAGCTTGGGCGACGGAGCATGGCGGCCTGGCGGTGAGTCAGGTCTCGGAGACCACGCGTAAGGCAATCCAGGAGGCGGTCAGCACGTACCTCTCCACGCCTGGCATGAAGCGACAGCAGTTGCTCGATCTGCTCGAACCCACGTTCGGCGAGGCCAGGGCATCGGCGATCGCCACGACCGAAGTCACACAAGCATACGCCGAGGCCACGAACGAGGAGCAAGCAGAGCTGGCCAAGTATGGCCTGAAGATGCAACGCATCTGGAATACCTCTGGTGACGAGCTGGTTTGCCCGATCTGCGGGCCGCTCGGCAGGAAGCCGGAGTCAGAATGGGCCGATGAGTTCCCCGACGGGCCGCCGGCGCACGTTGGCTGCCGATGCTGGCTGTCACTGAAACCGGACGACGAAGATGCCTGAGCTGACTGTCACGATTGAGGGGTTGGACGAGCTGCAAGCCAAGGTCAGCCGGAACATCACGCCGGACCTGCAGCGGCTGGCCCTTAGGGTAGGCAAGGACATATCTGAGCCGCTGCAGGCTCAGGTGGGCCCGTCTTATTCACCGGTAATCTGGGTTAGCCCGAAGCAGCGGGCTGCCTATTTTGCCATGCGACGTCGGGCCGGGCTGCCAGCACTTTACAAGCGCAACACTGACCCGCAGAGTGAACGGCTTCAGCCAAGTTGGTCTGTGCGGCCTGAGGGTGACACAAGCGCCATCGTCGGTACCACAGTTAGTTATGCCAAGTATGTGCAGAGCGCGGCCCAGCAGCAGCCGCAGCACCGTGCTACTGGTTGGGTCACCGACAAGGATGCCATCCAAAAGATGAAGGACGCCGGCGTTATGGAGAGGGCCGTGCGAATGTTTACCGAGGCGTTGTTCAGATGAGCATGTGGTTTGAGATCCAGAAGGTTGATGAAGAACAGCGGCTAGTCGAGGGCTGGGCGATCACCGACGAGCCAGACCTGCAAGGCGACGTCATACCGTTCGACGTGGCCGTTGCGGCGTTCGAGCAATACGCGCCGCGTCTGGGCATTCGTGAGATGCATCAGCCCAAGGCAGTTGGCCGGCTACGTAAATGGTGGCCGGACCACGAACACAAACGCATCGGCATCCAGGTCTACCTGTCCAAGTCGCAGGATGGCGAAGATGCACTGCAAAAGGTCAAAGAGGGCATCCTGAGAGGCTTCAGCATCGGTGGCCGGGCGCTGTCCAAGGTGACCATGACCGTCAAGGGCATGCTTGTCAACATGATTAACGCCCTGCAGCTGACCGAGATCAGCCTGGTGGACGTACCGGCCAACCCGAGCTGCGTTATCACCCTGGTGAAGGTGGAGGAGAATGAAGATGTGAACAAGGTCAAGATTCCCAAGAAAGAGGGTGAGCCGAAGAGCCCACCTGCCGGCTACCCCGAAGACCCCGACAAGTACGCCGACCCAGCCAACTACTCGTGGCCGGTTGACACGGCCGCTAGAGTGCGGGCGGCGATCTCGTACTACAACGGCGGTCGGGGCAAGGATAAGTACACCCAGGCGGAGTGGGACACTATTGGCCGGCGGATTGCCGCCGCCGCCAGCAAGAAGTTGGAGGCAGACTATGAATTGCGGGACGGTAAAGTCCAGCAAAAAGAGGTGAAGAAGATGGACGCGAACGAGATCCTGCAGAACTTGAGGGCGACCCTGGAGGCAGCGACAGCCCAGCCAGGCACCGACGCCGAGGCTATCCTGTCGCAGCTGAGATCAGTCTTGCAAGTGGCAACCGACACTATCACGCCTGAGACCAGCAAAGTTCCGGCCAGCACGGCCACGACCGAGAAGGGCGTGACTGTTGAGGTCAGCTCTGACAGTAGCACTAGCACGCCAAGCACGCCAAGCACGCCTAGCACGCTGTCTACGCCGTCGCTCACGGAGTCAACTCCGAGCACCGCAACGGCAACGCCGCTAACGGCAAGTGCAGTGGCTACGCCGTCAGTTACGGCACCAGCGCCACCCGCTCCGGCCCAGGCTGATGTGTTGGCACAGTTGGCCAGAATGCTGGAGGAACTGCCGGCCAAGATCGCCGCCTGTATGAAAGAGGCAGCTGGACCACAGACGCAAGCACAGACGCAGACACGGACGCAAGGCACGCCGTCGACGGCTACCACGCCGACGCCGTCGGTGACGAAGGCGGAGGCGGTGCAACCAGCGGCGCCAACGGGCTCCGGTCTGCCGGCTGCTGACGTCCCCAAGAAGGGCGTGGATCAGTACGGCATGATCCGCAAGGCGTTGCTGGAAGGCCGTAAGGAAGAGGCGATCAAGCTGGCGGGCGGTGAGGCCAAGCTTCAAGACCTGGTGTTCAAGCTGGCCACAGCCGAGACAATGGCTGCTGGCGTGACGACCAACCGTTTCATCGTGTATGACCCTGGCGCCCCTGTGGTGCCACAAGCACGCTAAGAGGAGAAAAGAGCGATGTTTACGTCCGTTGATATTGAAAACCTGAAGGCCCTTACAGGCATCCAGGACCCTGAGCTGATCCAGAAGGCTCTGACTGTGGCCAGTAACTTCACTGGTTACAACCTTGAGCCGACGGCGCGGCTCATGCTCCCTGTCTACAACGGCTTGCGGAACCGCATGGCCGTTGACCGCCCTGCCCGTGGTGCTGTCAAGGCAACTTGGAAGGCACAGCTGGGTTATGGCGGGTTCGATTTCTCGTCCTTTGGCACCAACTACGGTGACGTAGGCTCCGCCATCGCCGGCAACGCTCTGACGTTCGAGGCTGACTACAAGACCCAAGCTGTCAAAGGTGAGGTCACGTACGAGGCAATCCCGATGGCCCAAGGGTTCGACGACCCACTGGCTATCGAGACCAACCGGGCACTGGCCACTCTTATCAGTCTGGAGGAAAAGCTGATCCTGGGTGCGAACCAAACGGCCCTGACCATGGGCACCGTCACTGGGTCTTGTGACTCAAGCGGTGCTGCATTTGGCCAGGGTAACTGGAAGGTACAAGTTGCGGCTCTGACCTTGGCGGGCACCATCGCCAACAACAACAGCGCCAGCCCCAGCCACGTTGGCGAGTCGCTGCCATCGACGGCAGCCACGATAACGGTCGGCTCAAGCGGCGCAAGCTACCTCAAAGTTTCCTGGAACCCAGTGCCGGGCGCGGTCGGGTACAAAGTGTACGCCTCAGCCGCCGCTGGCGGCACGACTACCTATCTCGTGCCCAAGTCGGCCATGGTCTATGATGCTGCCTCAAGTAACACAATGACCGACGATGGCACGGCCTATATCGGCGTCACCAGCGTTCGCATCGTTGCGGCGCCTTCCAACACCAACCAGACCGTTGCCAGCAGCGATGGCACCGCGAACAACTACATGTTCGAGGGCCTGGTTTCCTGGGCTGAGAAGAGCACGATCTATGGTGTGGATGTGACCCAGAGCGGGGCCACGCCGAGGCTGATCTACAACGCCAACGGTCAGCAACTGACTCTGGCCGGCAGCGGCATAGTCGAGTTCGACTATATCCTGCAGCGCATGTGGCAGCAATGGAAGTTGTCCCCCAGCTTGATTGTCACCAGCCCACAGGGTGTGGCCCACCTCAGCAACAAGCTGGCGAGCATGAACAGCGGCTTCATGTACCGCGTGGATCTCACTGCTGAACGCGGCGGGTTCTCCGGCGGCGTGATGGTGCGTGACTACGTCAACAAGTTCGCGGCCACCATGCTGGACGGCCAACCAACCGTGATCCCCATCTGGTCG